AAATAGCTCAACAAAGTACTTATCCGTACCATTAAACGTACGCTTTGTGACTACATAGATGTCAGTAACGTCTACTGCCACCTCGATAAACTCACCATCAGTAATTAGCTCTGAAGGTGCCACAACCTGCTGCTGAGTAAACAAACTGTAAGCAGCCATTGTGCCATCAGTCTCATTAACGATAAGCAGTAGGTCAGTCTCGTCAGTCGATGTCGCCTTCTTTAGCGCCATCTCTTTTGGCTCTTTCAGCAGGTGAGATGACAACAGGGAAATAGAGTTACTAACGTATGACAGAGTTGCGTCTGAATACAAGAACTCAGACAGAGCTTTACCCTGTCGTCTAATGTAGATAGTTCCGGAGTCAAGCTGTACGACTCGGATGCCTTCTCTTACACCATTTCTTGTGCCAGTGCGTACAAAGAAAGTAGTAGGAGTAACAGGCTGCTGAGTATCTTGAGGAATAAAGAACTCACCGCCGGACGTGAAAATTTGTAGGTCACGGCCTGAGATGATGTCAATGATAGTATTGAGCGTACTCGTGTCGAGCGTCGCTTCAACCGCATCATCGTCATAAGCCTCAATAGGTTGGAAATCAAAGAAGAAACCAACTTTACTACCCCAGATTGTTGTAGGACGAGTCTTACTTCCACCAAAGTACAAACGACCTTCGTGGAAAGTACAGGTACGAGGCCAACCTTTAGTTGCAGACCAAACATCTTCGTAGCCTGTCTCTAACTCCCAGTTACCATTAGCAATAGCATTGGTGTCGAAGAAAGGGACTTCTGTAACACCTTTAACGACTGTGCCAGAAACGTACTCAGTAATACGCATACGACCCTGAGGAGTTGCGTTAATGTACTGATTCTCATGGCTAGCATTAAATACGCTAGAGCTAGCGGTAAGTGTTACTGTGCCACTGATCTCGTCAGGAGTTGCCGTACCAGCAGGATTTGTTTGAGTAATCGTAAATGCGTGTTGAGGAATACTGTCAAACGTAATGGTAGTTACTGTCCAATCAGCATTGGTCGCACCACGAACAATCTTAATTGGCGGCAAATCTTCATGCGTCACAATGACTGTATCAGCCGATTGCGTCCAACACATAGTGTCAAGCATGGTAGATGTTAAGCCAGAGATGGTTGCGTAGTCGTTACCTGAACCGTTGATGTTCTGAATAACAGCGCCATCACGAATAACGTGCATCTTGCCAACAGTAAACATCAGCATATAGCTGTCAGTTGTACTGAACTCGAATGGTACTAAACGAATGCCATCTTGAGGATTGTAAGCTGCATCTAGCTCGTAGATGTGCTTTAAGCCTGGACGACGCTTAACGCCACCTTGAGGCTGAACGATTACATTAGTGAGCTTTGCTGCGCCATTCTGGTACTGCTTGATGTCAATACGAGAACGCAACAGTGGATCAATCTCACCACTTGTAAAGTTGGTCTGAATATCGACGTACTTAGTCATTAATAGCGTACCGCAATCAAGCTGTAATCCTCGATAGCCTGAGGCGTAGTGCCTTGACCATCAATGCTCATCGCAGTACGCATATAGCCACCACGATTATTCTCACCTGGAGTGCCGAGTGCTACTGCTTTCCAGTAGTCAGTCTTGCTTACTTGGTCGGTGATAGGCTCTGCAATGTGCCAAGCCATTTGATATTTAAGTAATTGAACAAACCACACAGGCATTGCTGCTTCAGGCACCGAATATTGGTAATCGATGACTATTGTGGTTTCGTTTGTAAGTAGCTTATCGCCGTAGATTTCCCATCCGGTGAAAGGTCTAGCACCAGCTTCAGTGCTAGTAAATGCAGCACGAGGAGGGCCAATACGATCAGAAGGGAGCGCATATTCATACTTCCACTCATTAACAGGAGTATTAATAGTACGCGCTAACTGTACCTTCTTAAATGAAAAACTCCAGGGATACATCTGGAGTGTTGAATCTCGAACATCGCCATAAAGACGATCACAGACGGTTGCCTCGTCAGTACCTTGATTGAAAGACGATATAGGCGCTGCACCTAAGAGGAGCAATGCGTCTGAACAAATTGTAAGTGCTGAGTCACCCGCTGCCATTTCTAGCTCCTATAAGGAAAAAGGAGGCTACCCCTGCGAGCAGAAGTAACCTCCTCCTTAACTACTGAACCAATATTAGTCTGTATCGGTTGCAGTAATGGTCAAGCCATCAGTTACGTCTACTACGCCAGAAGCGTTAGAAGCAACGTAAACCAATGACAACGCTTGAGTACCACCAGTAGATGAACGTACCAAGATTACGTCGCCAACTGACAAAGTGTCAGCCAGATCGTTGAAGTAACCAGAGTCGTTTACATCGCCGATAGTATCAGCAGTTGAGTAAGCGTACAAAGACACAGCGTTGCCAGCCTTTGAAGCGCCGATGGTTGCAAAACCAGTTTGTGAAAATGCCATTTTGAAATACTCCTATTATTCAGTACAAGAGATTTCAACGATACCTTCAGCGTCGATGCCTACTGCGCCAGCAGAGAACATAGAAGCAACGAGGTGCGAAGTCTTCTCAGGAATATAGTTGATCTCAGTGCGGATACCCATGCCTTCTGCCATACCCATAGCTTGCTGATGCCAAGCATAACAAGTACGAGTTGATGGCTTAGGAAGACCACCTTCAGTGCGATCACCGATAGTGTGGAACTTGAAGCCCAAGAAGGTATCAACTTCGCCAGATACCAACGCCTTAACGGTGTTGTAATCAGAAGAAGTAACCTGAGTCTCACCCAACAAGCCAGAAAGGTTGTTAGCGTGGATCAACATATGACGACCTTCCATAGGTACGTTATTTGCGTCCATCAACTTCTTAGCTTCGATTAGCTTTTCGATATTTAGGTTAGTACCTGCACCACCGACAGAAGTTGCAACAGTCAAAGAAGTACCAGCAGCGCCAAGTGCATCAATGATCAATTGGTCAGCACGGCGACCGATTGACTTAGATACAACTTGAACTAGCTCAGAACGCTCGTCGAAGTTGATTTTAGCTTGGTTAAAGATGTCTGAGTACTCAGCAGCGATGTAATCAGAAAGCGTTACAGTAGCTTGTGAGTAGTTTACATTCATTGGAGTAACGTCAGTTTGTGGAACACGAACTTGAGCTACGCCAGAACCAATTTTAGGGAATTTGTGGGTAGAACCTTCTACACCTGTACGAAGACGGACGGTATTACGCAGTACAGACTCACCTTGATATGCCTGTTTAACCTCCGCATCGAACAGAGTAACAAAGGCGTTAGATACATTAATTGCCATTTGGAATCTCCAGATCAATAATTACGGTTAATTTTTCGCTCTTATGGTTATCTCCATTGCGGAGGCCTGAACTTGCGTTTTACAACTCGCCCGTTGAGTAGAGTACTACCATTTAGGGTCACTTGCGTGATTAGCCTAGAGTGATTTTATACACGAATCAGAAACTTGCAACAACTATTTAAAGAAAAGCCCCAATTAAGGGGCTTAACTTATTACTGACCAAATGCTTGTTCAAACATCTTCTCGACTTTACGTCGATACGCTGGGTCAGATTTATACTCAGGTTTGCCAACCATTTCGTACAACTCATCTTTAGATGGCATATCACTTGCCGGAGCTGTCTCAACGTTGACTCGACCTTCATACGAAGAACGTAGCTTTTGAAGTGCTTTAATGCCATTGGCAGTACCACCCCAAATCTTAAACTCTTCGTAGTCTTCAGGCCCCCAAATACCTTTATCAACAAAGCCTTTGCCCCAAGTTGCCATGTTTTTAATCACAGCATCCGCATTAGGGCCTAAAGCTGCTCGCTCTTGCTCTAATGAGATTTGGTAGCTTTCTGCCTCATTTGCGCCTTGTTGCAGCACAGATTGAGCTAGCTCGTTGAATGCCTCTTGGCTGATACCGTTCTTCTGCGCCCAATCAATGTAAGTGGACACTACCGGATCATCCTCTGGCATACCTTCAAATACGTCTCGTGCGTATTCTTTAGGTGGCTTGTGATCACCATTACGGAACTTCTTTTCTAGCTCCGCATACGATTTGGCAATCTCTTCAAGCATTGGTTCATTGTCGTCCTTAGCCCAAAACTTCTCAGGCCACCAATCAGGACGCTCTAACGGTTCTGCTGATTCCTCTGCTTTTGCTTCTGGGTCAGCAGCCACATGGCTGATTTCCGCTTCAGCAGGGGTTGTGCTTTCTTCAGATGCAATATCTGCACCGTCTAAAAGGCCACCGCTTTCTTCGGTTTCGCTCATTGTTTAATCCTCTTTATGCGTTTTTCTAAATCACGGATTACGCTGTTCTGACCTTCTCTCCAGAATCCATACGATGAATCCGCGCCTGGTTGAAAGCAAGGATTCTCAAGATAAGTCTCTCGAAGCCATGCCAACACTTTTTGCCCATTCTCAGTCGAGAAGGTTCGTGCAATTAGGATGTCAAGATCGTCACGCTTACGATCCTCAGGAATGGTTACATTAGGCTCTAGGTCATCCCAGCTCACTGCATAGCACCTTCAGCCGTCATCTCTGCGGCTTGCTGTGGCGCTGCGCCTTGCATCTGCGCTTGCTGTACCATCATTGCCATTTGTTGAGCTTCTTGCATCATTTGCTGACGCTCAATAGGCGTGGTACGAATAGATGCTGGGATACCCATCTTGTCTGCTACATAGTCGATCATATCGCCGACTTTTACTGCTAGCTGACCTTCTGGCCCCATGCCTTGTGCTACTTGAGCGAACTGCATAATCTGATTCACCTCTTCCATATTCTGTGCTGCGGCTAATGGAGAAGTCGGACTTACCTTAACCTCTAAGCCATCGACCTTCAGTGGAAGGGTAATCATGCCATTCTGATCCATAACTTCCAGTGTCTTAGCAACTAATGGAATCATGGTCTCGTTGACCAAGCGACCAAACGCAGAACCTAAGTTCTGAGCCAACTCTTTCATACGCTCAACAACTTCAGTTGCAGAACGTGCTGACATATTGTCAGGAGGTAGTGACTCATCTAAAAGTGTTTTCTTAATATTCATGCGTAAGTCATTGATAATAATCTGACTTACGTTGAAATCGCCCGCTCTTGGCAGAGCCTTTAACGATTCACCTTGAGGGCCACCGTTCCTCGCAACAGGTATGACCGCGCCAGGAACAATGCGTATTGTTTGCGGGTTCAATACGCCATCATCTGCGGCTGTATACACGCCCGTGATAGCCAATGACGCATTCTTTAACAACAACTCAAGCGTCTTGTTCAGGGTCTTAATGTCAGGCAGCGCAGTAATCACTGGGCCACGGCCATAGATTTCACCAGCAACTTTCATAAAGCGGCTAACTACCCAAGGGCTAGTCTTCTGGCGTTTGTAAACTAATTCTGATTTCGACTTTTGATGAATGACGTGGTAGCAATAATCACCACGCTCATAATCATAAACAGTCGCTTCAATAAGCTCGATCTCTTCAGTCGGCTTATCATCAATTATTTTCTGAAGCTCAGAATCAATTTCAGCGTCAGGCCATTGCTGCTTAATCGCTTCACCCTTGATACGCATACGACGGTACACATTGTCTACCTGTCCGTTTGCACCTTCTTCAAATGCCACAAGGTATTGAGGCACAGGGATAAAGTTAATCGGGGTAATGCCATCGCCAGGCTGTACTAGCATCACAGCAGTACCAACCGACAAGTCAAGCAGGAACTCACCAATCGCAATATCAAAGTTCGACTGCTTTAGCACATCAAACATCTTGTCATTAAATACGTCTAACGCTTTTTGTACTTCAATGCGACGCTCTGCGGGAACATCGCTGCCTGGCTCTAACTTGCACCACTTACGCTGTGGAGGAAAGATGCCTGACTGCATACGGTTAGCAAAACGCTGAGTTGAATTGATAGCGGTTGAGTCAAATACACGACTCATTTTCTTTTGACCGCCTACTTTGCCCTCGTAGTAACCGTCATATAGGTTACGTTGTGGCAATGCAAACTCGTACGCATCTTCGTACAAGTCACGGAAATTGTCTTTACGCGACTGCGCCTTCTGCTGTCGCTTAATAATCTGTTCTGGGGTGAGTTTCTTTGGTGTAGCCATTTTATTCGTACCAGTTAATTGTAATCATCGCTTTTTGCGATAACGAGCTAGTGTTTGTTAAACGAAGTAAATAATTAGTCAATGGCTTCATAACAAAGCCAGCATTGTGCATATCTGCACCTGCACTGCGTGTATATTGACCACCAATCAGCGCATAAGCGCCCAACAACGTACCTGTAGCACTAACTGTTGGATTTAACAAGAATGCCGAGTTGCTAGTATTTGTACTGACACGATTAAGATTTACTGATGGTAAACTTGTGCCACCTGTCGCAGTAGCACCTTCATACATATATCCTTCAGCATTACCGCCACAAATACCTTCAATCGTCATCATTGGCTCAACGCCTGAACCAAAAGCGAATACAATATCTAAGCTATCACCAGCGCCTAGCAAGTTGCCAGATAGGTGAGCATAACCTGCTGAGTAAGCTGTCCCCTGCTGAATGTTTGCTTGAAACGTAGAAGCTGTTGGCAAGCCACAATCAGAGCTAACTAATACCTGCTCATTATTACCATCGACATACGATGGAGACGTGTTGCGAGTATGAACACCTAGCGCTTCACGTTTTACGACAAGGCGTGTCATTTCTTCTTGCGCTCAGCTTCAGAGTAAGCAATAGCCGCAGCTTGCTTCTTACTCGTTACCTTCTTGCCAGAGCTAGACTTCAATTTGCCCTTAGCAAACTCTTTCATTACTTTGGCAACTTTGTCTTTCTTTTCCATTAGATGTTTGTGCCAATCCCTAACTCGGAATCTTCACGATCTTCAGACAACAACATACGACGACCCGCCAACTGACGAGCGCGAGTCTTGGCTTGAAGTGCTGCGCCTTCACGAGCCATTTGCTCTTGCTGACGCTTTTCCTGTGCCTCTAGCTGTTGACGCTGAAGCTCTAATTGCTTGTCCTGAGCTGAAGTGTCAGGCTTGCTGAATAAACCACCCATTACTTAATATCCTCACCTTGAAGTGCAGACTGTGAACCTAGTGTGCGCTCATAAGAAAGTAAACTAGAACCTGAACCTCGACGAGCGCGAAACGCTGCTTGCTGTCGGCGAGCTGCATCTGTTTGAGCAGGCGTTGCCTTTGGCGCTTCAGGAGCCGGAGTTGGAGCTGGCGCTGGCGCTGGCTTGCTGCCGCCACCTACTACCTTTTTAACTACACCACCCATTAGAAATCATCCTTCGTTATCGACATTAAAAAGAAGTCAGAACCATCGGGGCCAAATCGCCTCATTACACCATCATCTGAAAAGCCTAAGCAGATTGCCCACTTGTACGCTCTGACATCATCGCATCTTACTGTAATTTGTAAACGATTCAAGCTATCTTTTTGAAATTTAAGCGCAATCCACTTTTTCGCAACCTTTGTCATGGCAAGACCATAACGTCTTACCGCTTCATCAACTAAGAACCAACCTTCTTCTAAACCTGTCCAGATAGGTGATGAACCAAAAATGCCAAGCGTTTTGCCACGTTGTATTACCGTAATGGCTTGACCACCTTCAGCTTGCGTCGTTATGCGATGACGTAACTCAGACTCATCATGTCCTTTTAAGTCAGGCTGATTTAGCACGAAGTTATTGAGGTGTTCACGCATAAACGGCACGATCACCACGCCAGGTGGCAACTTACAGACAAGATTAAGGTCTAACGGGTTCACGCAAATACATCAAAGTCAGCACTGGTTAATGTCTGCGCGATAAACGTCTTATTTTGCGACATTGATCCTTTA